ACGCTTCTGAGTCCGGTATCCGGTCCCGCCGGTCCGAGCTTGTAGAGCGTGGGATGGTCCGCGATTCCGGCAAGCGCACAACTACCCAGTCTGGTCGCAAGTCCATCGTCTGGGAACTGACAAGTCATGGAGTTCGAGAGCTAATGTTTGGAGGCAAAAGTGCATAGGTCGAGAGCACAAGACGTAGAGCGTCATCCTGGGGAAGCAAAGTTCACCGGGACCTGGGAGGTCAGGATGGAGCATGACGGTGAAATGTTCACTTTCAAGTTGCTCCATTACGAGCACAACCGTCACGTTGGCGACCCGTATAGAGCAGAGACAGTTCTGGTTGAGAGGGTGCGTTCCATCGAGGATGGCTTCCACGAGATGAAAGTGGAAATGGCTAAGTTCATTCCTGAGGACCTATTTTGATTGCCGTGAGGCGTTTCATCGCCAGTTCCTCACAGAATCGCCAAGCCTGGTTAGACGCCAGGGAACTGGGTGTGACCGCAACTACGGTTGCTCGGTCCGCAACGCCCAAGGGGTTCGAGAATGAAACTATCCACCGTGCCCCATCTGAGGTCATAGAAGGCAACGCCTACATTGACTTTGGCGTGGAGCAGGAGTCAGTTGTCGCACAGTATCTGAAAGATGAGTTTGAGATTATGCCTAACGATTGGCTTATCTCGGCATCGGAGGAGCATACGCGGTATATGGCTACACCGGATGGTCTGTCTTTGGACCATCACCTGATATCCGAAATCAAGACCACCGGCAAGGATTGGGGTGAGGAGAAATACATTCCCATACATTACCGGAGGCAAGTCCAATGGCAACTATTCTGTACCGGGGCTCAAAGATGCCGATTCGCTTGGCTTCTGCGAGCTGAGGTGGATGGTGTTATGGTTCCCGCTTGGTTCGAGCCAAAGAGTATTTGGATTGAACGGGATGAGCAAGAGATAAGCAAACTGATAGATGTAGCTGACCGGCTACTTGAATGGAGGAAAAGCAATGCCACAGTTCAACCTGGATGAATATGAACTCGTAGAGGACCGCATCCGTGCGTTCTACACCGACCACCCAGATGGTCGAATCGTGACCTACGAGATGACAACTGACGATGACCGAGCCAAGGGCTACTTTGTGGTCCGGGCTGAAATCTTCATTGACCACGACGACCAGCACGCCCGTTGCCCCAAAGCTACCGGGCTGGCGTTCGAGATTGAGGGAGGTGGAGGAGCCAACCGTACTGCCGCATTGGAAAATGCGGAGACCTCAGCTATCGGTAGAGCCCTGGCGAATGCCGACTACGCCAAGGGGAAGCGACCCAGCCGTCAGGAGATGGAGAAGGCTCAGCGTGGTCCGGTCAAGAAGGATGCCAAAGTTGCCGGGGAATCGGCGGTCAAAGCAATCCTGGAAGCTAAGGATGTCAAAACCTTGGAAGCCGAGTGGTTTACGGCAGTTGAGGGTGGCTATTCTGCTAGTGTCTCTGACATCGTGAAGAAGCGCAAGAAGGAGTTGAGTTGATGGGAGCCTCCACGAAGCAAATGGACAGAAGAATGCTTGAGCTGACTCAAAAGTACATCGAGCATCTCAACGGTTCCAAGGTTGAGCCTGAGGTTAGGCAGACCGTTTGGCTTTGGGACTTTTACCATTCCGGTAAGAATCTGCTGACATACAACCGCAATAAGAAGCTGAAGAATGTCAAATCTCACTCCGCATGATGTTATCGGCACTCTGGAGCTAATCTCCAGGGATATCCAAGCACATACGGATGAACTGTCTCGGCTGGATGAGGAATGTGTGAGAGCCAGGGTCAAGCACAAAGTGGCTTACGCCCGGGCATTCCTCTCCATCGAGGGACCCATGGATGTCAGACGCTTCACAGCAGACCTGGAGACCCGTACAAGTCTTTTAGAGACGGAACTAGCCGACCAGAAGCATCGAGCCTGCCAGCAGGCTCTGAAGGCTTTACGGGATAGGTTGGAGGTTGGGCGTTCGATATCCGCCCTGGTCCGAATGGAGTGGGGAGCCAATGGCTGACGATTGGGTTGTCAATCCCATTCAGGGGAATCCCCCGGACAGAGTGGTTAGGTTCACTGTGCCCGGGGAACCCCGGTCCAAGCAAAGACCCAGGGTCACGAGCAAGGGTACGTTCACTCCCAAGGAAACGATGGAAGCTGAGCGTAAGGTCCGCGACCACTGGCGGGCTCTGAATGAGGAACCATTCCAATATCACGTTTTGGTCGAGCTTGAGTTCTACAATGGAAATAAGCGCAGACGTGACCTAGACAATATGGCGAAACTGGTCTTGGACGCTCTCAACGGGGAAGCCTACGATGATGACTTCCGCGTAGTTGAGATGAACCTGACCAAGCGCTCCACGAGCAAAGACAAAGCCAGGACCGTAGTAGTTCTGAGAGAGATTATTGAGTGGTCAGATGAAGCAAATAACATTCAACCGTTACTTGTCGAGGGACTGGGGGTGCCTCCATTGCGGTCAGCTTGATACGGCGGTGCCCCACCACCGGCTGAACCGAGGAATGGGTGGCTCCAAGGAGCGTGACCGCCCATCGAATATCATTACGCTCTGCTCGTTCTACAACGGTCTCATTGAGTCTGACTCTTTTGCGGCTGACCGAGCCAGGGAGATGGGGTGGAAACTACGAAATGGACAACACCCTACGTCAGCGCCAGTTTGGATACCGAGGCTGGCTTCTTGGGTTTTACTGGATGACGATTTCAATATGAATCTTCTGGAGGTAGGGCGAGCCTCTCCCGTTGAGGGTGCTACGTTCTAGGATTGGCTAGAAGAATCTGGGAGGATTATGCCGATAGTAAGAGTACGTCTGGCGTTCGAGGGTCACTTTACCCAGATACCTAATGATTGGTTGCGGGACGGGAATCTCTCGCTGAAGGCAAAGGGACTGCTAGCTCAGCTCTTGTCGCACTCTGACGGCTGGTCTGTTTCGATACAAAGTCTCGCCAAGGCTAACCAATGTGGGAAGGATGCTATCCGGTCAGCGGTGAAGGAGCTGGAGGATAATGGGTATCTGGTTCGGTCCCAGAATCGGCAGGAATCCGGTGAGTTTGGGGAGACTGTCTGGCTTACTTCGTCACCGGTAGCGGGTTCACCGATAGCGGGTTATCCGACCCCGGTGAATCCGACCCCTAAGAATACCAATCTTGAGAATACTAAACCTAAGTATGGCGATTCTCTGCTCTCGGATGCGTTTGATAGTTTCTGGGCGTTGTATCCCAGGAAGGCAGGGAAGGCATCTGCTCGGAAGGCATTTGCGATTCTCGCACAGGACCACCTAATGGCGATTATGGACGGTGTGACCCGCCTAGCTAATGACCCTAATCTTCCACCGACTGAGTACATTCCGCATCCCGCCACCTGGCTGAACCGAGAAGGCTGGGAGGATGAGCCCTACCCTAAGCGTGAGGTCAAGCTTGCCGAGAGATTAGTTGAGGTCCCCGGTCCGAGAGACTGGGTGAAGGATATGCACGATATGGGGGAGCACTTCGAGTGCCGACCCGGTGAGTTCGGACACTAGGTAAGGGACAGTCAATGCGTAAAATCCACCCGGAATCCCCTTTTCATCCCCAGCAACTCAGGATGAAGCGGCTTATCTGTCAGATTGGCGAACAGTACTGGAAACTGCGTGACGAGCCGACCAAAAAGAATCGGAAACAATACGCCGATTCTGTGAATACCTTTGCTAAGATACTGATAGAGATGAGGAGGAGTGAGAATGGTCTCAGTTAGTCAAGAAGAACACGACCACACTGGAGATGTGGCTTCAATAATCGGTATGTTTCTGATAGCTATGAAACGTGCCGGGTTACTCGCACCGTGCCACGGTTGCGGGTTTCCATTCCCTACACCATTTACAGATGATAAAGGGCACTTATTGTGCCCGGATTGCGAACTGGAGGAACTACAACATGGCTAAAGTAATCATCGAGCACGCCGAGGTCACTCGGGTATTCGATTCCAAAGGGTTTTGGGCTGAAACTAAGTTCACGACCCGCAACGGCGATGAAGTCCTGGAAAAATGGACTGTATGGACCAAAGATACCCCGAGCGTGGGAGACGTGGTCACGATAGACGGAATGCTGTCAATCAAGATGGAGCGATTCACTAACGACCAGGGTGAGGAAATACGCTATTCCCGGGGTCACGTCAATCAGCCTAGAATCACGCAGGAGCCCAAGGGAGCTGAAGCAGTCGCA